AATTGATCTACCAACCAACTGTAGCATCTAATAATAAACAAAAGTTAATCCTAAACCTTCAGTTGATAAAGTAATAAAACCACCAGCAGCACCACCATTAATTTTTTCTGAACCTATTTGGATCTACTGTTAAATTATTTGAATCAAATGTATTATTATAATCTTGTATTGAAACTATTGCTCCCGCAACACCTGCTGGTAAATCTACTTCAAAAGTACCACTTGTTGTATCACAAAATAACCTTCACCACTGACTGCAGTAAAAGTAGCTGTCTTTGGTGTTGTATCCCAATCCACAGTTCCTGTTCTACCGAATCCTGTTTGACTACCATTATTTACAATAGTAGTTCCAGTTGGAAAAGTAATAGTATCACCACTTGCACCAACTGTTAAATCAGTTCCGCATTGTGGTTCAATTGCATTTACTTCTATTTTGCTCATTAAATTACTACCAATGTCCCTGTTATAGTTTGTGTTCCAGTAACCGTTACCGGTCCTGCTAATACTCCTGAATCTAAAGTTTGATCTTGATCAAGAGTTGAAGCATGAGTTACAACATAACCTGTAGCCTCCATTACTGGAGACATTGCTTTCTTTGCAGGGATTGTACAAAATACTTCTTTCGCACCTATAGCAAAATTAATTTTATCTGTGGTACCTAAGTTATTACTTATGACTGTGTTTCTAGATAGAGTATCGGTTGCAGCATCGGTTACTGTACCAACACCAACTTCAAATTCATCTGTTCCAGTGTTTGTAATACAATAATACGTAGTATTAGTATTACCTACACCCGATACGAATGAGATAAAGTCTTGAGAAGCACCCGCTAAGTCGAACGTTCCTGTTCCAGTAGTGGTACTTGTTTCTTTAACTCTGTCATTGATGACCAGTGCCATAGAAACTTCTCCTTACGTTAATCTTATTATTGCAGCTGAAGTTGTAAATGCTGGGAACTGAATAGTGAATGTTCCTGCAGTTGCAGTTTTAACTCCACCAAAATCTAAAACACAAACCGCATCAGTAGTACCTGATCCACCATCAGTTGTTGTGTTATAAATCAACGCACCTTGAGCAGATAATGTTACACCAGTAAAAGATAAATTAGCAAAGTTAGTAATTGCTATTGCTGAAGATACTTTCACACCTTGGTTAACAAGCGCTGAACCACCCGCAGTATATCCTGACGATGATACTTCATTACTTGTTATATAGTTTTCAGTTGAAGCACCTAGTGTTGCTAGTGATGTATACATCGCTAGTTTGTATGTGTCTGATGATGTATCGAAATCGTGTTTTCCTTGAAGTAACTCTTTTTTAAAAGTGTTACAAATCGCATTAGTTGTTATAGCCATAATATTTCTCCTTTAATAATTTTTTATGGTGACGGTGAAGGTATTTTAACCCTTGGCACACCATCATCAAATTCTGCACGTCTTCTTCTCCCCATTTGTTGGAGAGCGAAATTTTGTATACCTTCAGTATACTTGCTTTTATATAGATTGTACATATCCATAGGTCCTTTTAAAAATGAATATGCTTCGGTTAAAACACCATCCAAAAGCATTCCTTGTTGATATTCAGATAAGTAAGTAGTATTTGAAGATGTAAAACTAGGTGGAGTAATTATGTAGTTTAATTGAACTGCATAACCTTGATCTGGAGTTGGAGCAACTACAATAGAACTTTCATCCCAGTTAGCATAAAATTTAGGAAGACCTGTTGCACCACTACCATTATATTCTGTAATAAAACTAGTATCTCTTTTTTCCATAAAAGATCTATCTCCTGTTTGATTTGTTGAATTAAATACTTGAAGAGATCTAATAATTAAAAAATCTTCTGGAGTAATTAAATATCTTTTATTAGCTGTAAAAGATGAAGTTGAATATTTTCTAGTGTCATCATAATCAACTGCACCTGCAACACTTAGTTCTGTATTTCTTATAAATTGTCCAATAATAGTATCTGTTAAAACATTACTATCTACTTCAGTGTAGTTACGAACTTGTGTTAAAAAATCTGGATAAGATATAGCCATTATGTAATACTCACTGTTACTGTTCCTATAGTTGAAATCAATTGTCTTCTTCTATTTTGAAGAGAGGGGTTTGCTGGAATCATTGCTGAAATACCTTGGTTATCAAAAGCAAAATCTCCAGGAAGAGCTAGGGTAGCATTTGCCATTCCTTGTCCGCCTGAGGAAGCAATTACTCCGTCTATGTTAGTAGGTTGTTGAAATCTTTGTGGTCTTGTATTTTGTAAAGCAATGGCATCAGCAGTAAAGTGTCTTCTTCTAATTTGAGGGTGTTTAGGTTCAAATTCAGAATAATGAACTAAGACCATTCCATTCTTTTACCATTTCAGTATATGGAAAAGCCATACCTGATCTATCTGATATTGCCTGACTTCTTTTTCCTGTCGCCCATTTAGCCATTATTATACTCCATTGGGGTAAAATGATTGTGGAGTAATAAATGTAGAAGCTCTTTGACCATCCTCATCCAGAGCTCTTTTTTAATTGATCTTCATAAATTAATTTATTTTGTTGAACTAATTCTGGAGAATTTTTCATTGCTAAATAATATGCTAATCCCGCAACCATGCAGGGTAAAAATCTAAATACAATATCTGCATCATCAGTGTATGCTCCCGCATCTTCAATTCTTTTAATTACGTAATATTTTAAATAAGTGTAAGTATTTAAATCAGGGGCTTGGTATAAATATATTTTTGGTATTTCTTGTCTATCCACATAGTATTGTGAAGGTTGCCCTACTGCAAGTTTATTAGGTAAAGCAGAATACGCTGATCTATCTATTTTTGATAAAGCAACATCTTGAGTATTAACCGTGTTTTGCACCTGCCCCCGTAGTAGATACAAAAGCTTCTAAAACATCACTTACACTTCCATCAACAGCATATTCTGCTTGACCTGAAACTAATAAATTTTCATTAAGGGATACTTTCCAAAGGTGTATTCCTCTATTGGCCCACTCTGCAAATAAAAGATTTAAACTTGTTCTAGCAGATCTAAGACTATATCCACTAGTAGTAGCCATACCACATCGTTCATAGGCTTCTTGTATTATCTCTTCTATAGATAAATCAAATGCTGTGGTTCCTGAAGTCGCCATTATTATCCTTTTTACGGTTGTACAATTTCTTGGATTGTATCACTTTTAGCTTAAACTTTGAAGACCTTAGGTTTTTTGCTATTGGATTTTTTTTCGTCATGTTCACTATCTTTCATAAGCCTACCATTTGGCATGTAATGATGTCCTGCGGGTGCTTTTTTCTTTCTAGCTCCTCTAAGTTTACCATCTATCTGTGCTGATATTTGTCCTCTTCCTATAGCCATTATAAATCTACCGCCTTTCCTAAAATTGGTTTATATTTAGTTTTACCATCTTCTCTGAATGCATGCAAGAACTGCTTCCTGGGTTTATCTTCAATATAACTACAATGACACCATCCACTTGATGGTTCTCCTTTTTTGTAGAACTCGAGAATCATTTGATCATATTCAAGATTCTTACATATCCAGTCACAGAGCTCAGCATTATCGACTCCCGGACACTCAAAATCAACCGCCTCCGCATCGCAGTGTTGGCTATTAATTGAGCTACCAATAGCTTGAGATAATTCTGGAGATCTATAGCAGCTAGTAACAACCACAGGACCGAAGTGATCTCGGACGGGTTGTAAAATATTATCACATAATAGCTTTAGTTTTTCTATCTGGTCTGAGTTAGGATTATTATCTATGCCTTACGTACAGCAGTGTCTGATTTAATTAATTCTTGAAGTGTGAAATTTCTGGAAAGATTCATGTGTATATAATTATATTAATATTGTATCTTAATCCTTTTGTGGGGGCCTACACCTTTGTGTTTAGTGTTGCTATTAAAAACAATTGCTTCCGATTCATTACTATTAAATTTATTTTCCTCTACTTGAGTATAGCCATCATTAGTATTTAAATTATACAGTATACTAACACATTTGTTAGTCTCGCTGTCAATATGTGTATTCCCTTTAGATAAACTATGATAAAAAATTATAATTAACTCTTTTTAAACCTTTTAAAGTAATGTTTAATTTGTCACAAACAATACTAGCTACATTGTAAGCAAACATATTTAAAGTTTGAAAATTATGTTGATTATTTTTTATGTTCTGGAAAATGTTCTTAAAGCTAAACCTTCATCTTCTACAATACTAAAAGAAACTTGTTTTTTCATCATAACCAAAATACCAACCTTCTGTAGATTTTAGTAATTTAATTATTTCTTTATTGACGTTTGATGGAAAAATATTTTTAACTATTTTAGACATATTAATTTATTTAAATCTGCAAGATAGCAATATTTTAAATCTGATCTTTTAAATATATCCAATAAATCAGAATAGTTCTCACATAATACATTACCGGGTAAATTTAAAGAAGTATTTAAAACTAAAGGTAATCCAGTTATTTTTTTAAATGAATTTATTAAATCATAGTATTTTGGGTGAAATGATTTTTCTAGTGTTTGAATTCTACTATACCTATCAATAGAGCATACATTTTTTAATTTAGAATTTTTAGTTTTGTAAACAAACATCATATAAGGAGAATGTTCTTTTTACCTATATTAAAATATTTATGAGCTTCTTCTTGAATAATTGTACAAGCAAAAGGTCTGTACCACTCTCTTTTTAATTTTATTTATTTTTCAATAATATCTTTTTGCAAAGGATTGGCTAACAAAGACCT